AGTCTTTAGCAGAACTAATGAGCATCTATAAAGAGGATATTAGATTAGATTCAGATTCTGGAGAACTTTTTGTAAATGGTAGACCGAATATCCAGTTCTTTAAGAACTATTTAATGCCATCTACCCCGAACGGTGCCCCGGATATTACCCCATTAGCGGGATCTGGAGATGCTACTCCTTTTAGTGACCTGAAAGCTCTATCATATTTTGCTGATAAATTAAAACTTGATTCAAAGATCCCTTATTCAAGGTTTGATAGGGAAGACAGGGGAACACAGGGAACATATAGCGGTAATGCTGAAGGTCTAGACCAGGAAGAGATCAGATTCTTTAAATTTATCACCAGATTAAGATCTATTTTCCAAGATATCATGCTTAAGCCACTATGGATTCAATTTAGCTTGGACTATCCTAAATATCAAAAGGATTTCATGGTTAAGAGTCAATTTGGATTGGATTATGTGAAGGATAACTCTTTTGCTGAAATTAGATATATGGAAATTCTTAATGCTAGAAAGGATCAGGTAAGTAAAATCTCCGGTCTTATGGACGGAGACGGAAATCCTTATTTTTCATTAAGATATGTTCTGGACAAATATCTAGGCATGACCGATGATGATAAGATAGCAAACGAGAATGCTAAAGTGAAGGCAGAAAAGAAGAAAGCAGAGGAGGCAAAGAAAGAGGAGGAAAAGAAAGCTGAAGAGGGCGAAGCACCAGCAGAAGGTGGTGAAGAAAAACAAGACGAGTTTAAACTTTAAAAAATGGCAGGATTCATAGACAACTTTTCGCAGAACAATCCCAATATGGGGAGAATACTTAAAACCGTAAGTAAGATTGGATCTTTCGGAATGGAGTATAAGGATCTTGTAGTGAAAAATTCACAGGCGATCGGTGTGTCTGAAGCAATGATGAGACAGAGATTAGCACTGGGAGATGCTGATGAAGATTTCATTTACAGCTTAGCAGCTCAGGATACGTCAAATAGAAAATATATTGCATACTTTGATAAAGAGTATCCCTTTAAAAGAGAATTTCTAAGAAGATTTGCAATCAATGCTGAAATTGAATGGATCTTAGATATTCTTGCAGACGAAGCTATCGTTTATGATGATAGAAATTTTTGCTGTGGTTTATCCCTAGTTAATTTGGAGTTATCCGAAGAAATGATAGGATCTCTAAGAGATAACTTTCGTAAGATTTACGTTTCTCATGGATTTAATAATGGAATTTCTGCTTGGCAGTACTTTAGACAATTTCTTATCGACGGATTCTTATCCTTTGAAATAGTCTATTCTGATGATGGTAAACAGATTGTTGGATTTAAGGAGATTGATCCTATTTCATTAACTCCCTCTATCGAAAGAAATGCAGCTGGTCAAACTGTTCAAATCTGGTATCAATATTTTGGGGATAATGTAAAAGAAAGAAAATTATATGACTCCCAAGTTATTTATATCTCATATGCTAAGGGTAACACAACTAGTAGAACTAGCTACTGTGAAAGATTAATTAGATCCCATAATCTTTTAAAGATCATGGAGCATACCAGAATTATCTGGAACGTAATGAATGCCTCATTCAGAATTAAAATGACCGTTCCGGTTGGTACAAGATCTCCTCAAAAAGCGAAAGAAACTCTAGGTGAGTTGATGAGCATGTATAAGGAAGATATTAAACTAAATACAGATTCTGGGGAATTAAGCGTTAACGGAAGACCCAATTTACAATTCTATAAAAACTATCTTTTTCCTGTTCAAGGTGGGGAATCTCCAAAGGTAGAAACCCTTAATTCAGCAGGACCTAATTTAAATATTATAGACGCAGTTGTTTATTTCTTTAATAAGCTCAAGGCAGATTCTAAGATTCCTTTCAACAGATTTGCTGCAAGATCTGGCGGAACAGTAGGTACCTATAAAATCGGGGCGGAATCAGCAGAAAGAGATGAAATTAGATATAATAAATTTATTAATAGAATAAGATCCATCTATCAAGAGATTCTTTTAAAGCCTTTATGGATTCAAATGACCCTAGATCATCCAGAATTAAACAACGATACCATCTTTAGATCTCAATTAGGTCTTAAGTTTAATTCAGATAATCAATTTGGTGAATCCAAGGAAATTGAGCAATTAATCAAGAAAATAGATTTTATTGCTGGTCTTTCTGAGATTAAAGAAAAGAAAGGAGAGGAGGAAGTTCCATATTTCAGCCAAGACTTTTTAATTGATAAATTTTTAGGATTAACCAACGAGGATAGAAGGGTTAATGATATTTATAAAGAAAGAGACGAGAAAGAAAATGCAGAGGCTGCTGCACCAGCAGAAGGATCTGGCGATGCAGGAGGAGCTTCTGCAGGAGGAGCAGAGACAGCGGCAGAACCCGCAGCAGAGGGAGAACCCACAGCAGAACCAGCGGCAGAGCCCGCAGCAGAACCCGCAGCAGAACCAGCGGCAGAACCCGCAGCAGGTGGAGAAGCAGGGGTAGTTTAATTGAAACATTTTTTGTAACCGAGTTTTTCCTGTATATTTGATGTCTAAACTAAAATCAAATGCAGCAGGAATTAGAAATTCTTTTGGATGTCGAAAGAGCAACTGGGGAGGGATCCCAGAAAAAGAAACAACAAATTATCTCGGAAAACTTATCCCCTAGATTGGAATACATCCTTTCTATTTGTTTTGATCCTTTCGTAACAACTAAGCTACACAAGCTAGACTACGAAGACAAGGAATGCAAAGAAAATCCCAAGTTATATGAAGAATTCTTCTCCCTATGTGAGGAGTTAAAAGCAGCACCAGCAATTAATGATCATTTAAGGCGCAAGGCTGAACGATTGATTGAATCTACTGGTTATCACATCGAACTCAAAAAAGTGTTAGCTAAAGTCCTTACAAAGCGAATGAACATAGGAATAGGTGCCAAAATGATCAATAAAGCTGTCGGAAAGGAGTTAATTCCTGATCCTAGCCTTATGCTAGCAGAAGATGACCACAAAGTGCTGGATAAATGGGGATCTATTGTCTGCGAAGAGAAATATGATGGGGTAAGAGTTATCTGCGCAATAGAGGACAGAAAGCCTAGATTTTACACCAGAGCATTTAATGAATTAGACTCCAGATTTCTTACCCGTATAGCAAATCAGATTTTAGAACTTTCCCATGGAATAGATGGGATTTTCTTCGACGGAGAATTAACTGATTTGGACAGAAAGAGCGTGAGTGGAAAGGTTACCCAAATGATGAAGGGATCTCCAAAAGAAAGTATTGGAGACGACCTATTATTTAACATCTTCGACGTTGAACCAACAAAAACAATTAAAGATGGCAAAGGAATAACAGTTTACACCCAAAGAAGAGAGCTTTTGGAGCAATTCTTTAAGGATAAATCCTTTGAAAATATTAAAATAGCCCAAAAATGGGAAGCAAAAACCAAAGATGAGCTAATGCCTATCTACGATCAAATCGTTGCTAACGGGGGAGAAGGAGTTATTATGAAAGATCCTACTCATTTTTATGAATGTAAAAGATCTAAAAGTTGGATTAAGTTTAAAGAGGTGCAAGACTGCGATCTGGTAGTTACTGGATGGTATCCTGGCGAGGGAAAGAGGGAAGGATTTATCGGAGGATTTACTTGTATGGATTCTTCAGGAGAATATCAGGTTAAAGTTGGATCAGGATTTACAGAACAGGATTTAATTGAACTCTCTAAGAACCCTAATGATATAATAGGTAAAATCGTTGCTATTCAATACAATGTTCCTATTGAGGACAAGAATGGTAACAAATCACTTTTCTTACCTAGATTTATTGAGGTTAGAAATGATAAAACAGAGCCAGAAAATTTAGTAATAAGATTTAACAAGAATAAATGATTAATTCACTTTTAACAGAAAAACTCAGACCTAAAAAATTAGAACATATGATTCTTCCGCAGAGAATCAAGGATGTTTTTAAAAACGGTTTACAACAGAACGTTTTACTTACAGGATCCCCAGGATCCGGTAAAACCTCTTTAGCAAAAATTCTTTCAGAGAATTCCCCACGGCTCTTTATAAATGTATCTGACGAGAGTTCAGTGGAAACTGTTAGGGAAAAAATAACAGGATTCTGTTCTACTATCTCAATCATGAACGAAGAGAATGCTACAAAGGTTGTGGTATTAGACGAGTTTGATGGAGCATCAGACCAATTCTACAAAGCTCTTAGGGGTACAATAGAAAAATTTGCTAAAAATACCAGATTTATAGCTACATGCAATTGGATCAATAAAGTACCAGATCCTATTAAAAGTAGATTCGAGGTATTTCTTTTTGATCCAGTTAATAAAGAGGAAGAAGCTGAATTAAAGAAACAGTGGGAAGATAGAATTGTTCTCATCTTAGATAAGATGAATATTTCTATCGAGGAAAAAGCTTTACATTCTTTTGTAAAGAAATACTATCCTGATATGAGATCTGCTCTTAACTGTATTCAAAGATGGCAGATACAAGAAATCACAGAGATAAGCGAGCAAAAAGTATCAGAATCTTCTTGGGATTATGAAGAAATTTACGATTTACTTTTCCAAAAATTAGATCCAGTCAAAAGCTACCAAATCATAGTTGGACAATATTCCAATTCGGTAGGTGAGGTAATGGAATCTTTAGGACGGGAATTTATTGA